CTACATGGTGCGCGGTCTCGGCTGTGGCTGGATCTTCTTGGACCACCTTTCGATCGTGGTTAGCGGATTGGGTGAGGGGGACGAGCGTCGGCTGATCGACAACACGATGACCGCCATGCGGTCGCTCGTGGAGGAACTGGGGTGCGGCATGGTGCTGGTCTCGCACCTGAAGCGTCCTGACGGCAAGGGCCACGAAGAGGGCGCGCAGACCAGCCTCGCGCAACTCCGTGGCTCGGCCGCCATCGGCCAACTGTCCGATCTCGTGATCGGTCTGGAGCGGAACCAGCAGGACCCGAAGAACAAGGACCTGACCTGTGTCCGCATCCTGAAGAACCGATTCACCGGGGAGACCGGGCTGGCCACGGCCTTGCAATACGACCGCGCAACTGGTAGACTGACCGAGTCGGCCCTGCCCGATCCCGCGTCAATGTTTGACACGGACAGCGACTTCTGATAAGGTACCACCCATGCAGACCTTTCTACCTTCGCCGTCATTTGAGATGTCCGCCCTCGCACTCGACAAGGCTCGCCTCGGCAAGCAGCGCGTCGAGGCCTACCAGATCCTGCGTGCCCTTGAGGGCAAGTCCAAGGGCTGGACCAACCATCCCGCCACCAAGATGTGGCGTGGCTACGAGCGTGCCCTGCGCCAGTATCTTCGCATCATGATCTTTGAGTGGATGGCCCGGGGCTACAAGAACACGATGGAGATTCCGGATTACGATCCCGATGCTCCGATGCCGCCGTGGCTCGGCGATCGCAAGTTGCACGCCAGTCACCGTGCCAACCTCCGACGCAAGGACCCGGTGTACTACGCGTATTCCGACGATCCTTCAATGCCGTACTACTGGCCCTCGGAACAGGAGAAGTACAATGAAGTCGCGGCTTGAGATGGAGGACGCATACGGTCATGTCTGCGATTGCACGCGGAATGACCCCATCGACAAACTGTGCCACTCCTGCCGGATCAGGCGGGAAGATCAGATCGCAGAGCAGGAAGAACAGGAGCGACAGATGAACTTGGAAGAACAGATCGAACGGCTTGAGAGAGAAGTCCTTGCCCGTGATGCCGAGATCGCCGATCTCAAGAGCAAGGCAGTCAGCGCGCAAATTGAGGCAGCCACTCTCCGTGCATACGCGGACAGGCTGGATTGCCACCTTCGGGATGCCAAGGCCAACATCGTCCTCCTGATGTCTAAGATTCAGGAGTTTGAGGCTCGGGAATACTGATCGCATCGGAGACACCCACCCATGTCTACGGTCTACTTCGACATCGAATGCAACGGCTTCATTGAGAAGGTAACGAGATGCGTCTGCATCGGTTACCGAATCGATAACGGCGAGACCAAGATCGCCTTTACGCCGGAGCAGATCTCAACGGCACTCGATTCGATCGCGAACGCCGGTGTTGTGATCGGCCACAACATCGTCGCGTTCGATCTCCCCGTCCTCCGGAAGTTGTATCCGAACTGGAAGGGTCCCCGTACCGTGATCGATACATTGGTCATGGCTCGGCTGGTCCATCCCGACATCCGGGACGACGACTTTCAGACCGAGGGCTTCCCTTCGGAACTGACGGGAAGCCATAGCCTCAAGGCGTGGGGTGTTCGCCTCGGTACCCCCAAGGGTGTCGAACTGGAGGATGTCGTTGACTTCGCCTCGCTGGAGTACACCGACGACCTCGGGGACTACTGCAAGCAGGATGTCAACATCACGGCCAGTCTGTACGAGAGGCTGAGGGCCAAGGGCTTTGCGGATACGGCGATCGATCTTGAACACAAGTTCGCCGAGGCGATCACTAGTCAGATGCGCAACGGCTTCGCGTTCGACACGGCCGCCGCCGGTTCGCTCTACGCTAGTCTCGCTGCCGAGCGAGATGCGCTGGTCCGTGAACTTCAGGACACGGTCCCGCCCACCGAGCAGAAACTGAAGACCAAGACGAAGTTGATCCCGTTCAATCCCGCCAGCCGCAAGCAGATCGCTTCCGTACTGAAGACCATGTACGGATGGGTCCCCGAGGAGTTCACCCCGAGCGGTGAGGCCAAGGTGGACGAAGCGGTGTTGGGATCGCTCGACTACCCGATCGCCAAGAAACTGTCCCACTACCTGTTGGTGCAGAAGCGAATCGGGATGCTGGCCGAGGGAGACGAGGCTTGGCTCAAGGTCGAGAAGAAGGGACGCATCTACGGGTTCGTCAACCACAACGGGGCGGTCACCGGACGCTGCACGCACCGCGGTCCGAACATGGCCCAAGTTCCGTCCTGCGGTTCCCCCTACGGCAAGGAGTGCCGCTCCCTGTTCGTGGCCTCCCCGGACATGGTGCTTGTCGGGGTCGATGCCGCCGGGCTGGAACTGCGCTGCCTCGCACACTACATGGCCCGGTGGGATGACGGGGCCTTCGCCAAGGAACTGCTTGAGGGCGACATCCACACGGCCAACCAAAAGGCCGCGGGGCTGGAGACACGCAATCAGGCAAAGTCGTTCATCTATGCCTTCCTGTACGGTGCTGGTCCGGCCAAGTTGGGCAAGGTTGTAGGCGGAGGGTACGCCGAAGGTAAGGAACTTCAGCAGAGATTTCTTACGAAGGTTCCCGCCCTCAAGGCCCTGAAGGGGGCCATCGAGCAGTCCGCCAAGAGAGGGTATCTGATCGGGATCGATGGCCGCAGGCTTCGTATCCGGTCTGAACACGCTGCCCTCAACACGCTCCTGCAAAGTGCCGGAGCAATCGCCATGAAGAAGGCCACCGTGCTGATGCACGATGTGGCTCTCGCATACCGAGCGCGTCAGGTCGCTCACATCCACGACGAGATCCAATGGGAAGTTCCGCAACTGGTGTCAGAAACTTGGGCCGACTACTGCAAGAAGTGCATCACCGATGCCGGAGAGTCGCTAGGCTTCCGATGCAGACTGGACGGGGACGCAAAGATCGGTCGCAACTGGGCGGAAACCCATTGAACAAAACGGTCCTCGCCTACACGGCCGGGCTGTTCGACGGCGAGGGCTGCATCCGGTACCGTGGCACGGAGGTCGTCCACATCACGAGTTGCTACCCGCACCATCTGCGGAAGATCAGCGAATACTTCAATGTGGGACGGGTGCGCTGCATCCGTGACTCACGCCCAAACACGAGGACGGCATGGAGGCTGGAGATGTCGGGCAAGGATGCCCGCTCGTTTATTGAGCAGATCCGTCCTTATCTGCTGGAAAAGGCTTACCAAGCCGATATTATGCTTACGATCCGAAAGTTGCCCCATAATTCGCTTACGAGGGCGAGGGCAATCGAGGAACTGTCCACCGCAAAGAGGATCGAATATGGACCATCGTGACCATCCCGAAGACATGACCACGGACGAGATGATGAAGATCCTGTCCAAGCGTTTCGATTCGCTCGTGTTCATCGGCTGCCAGACCAAGAACCGTAGTTCCCAAGACCTGACCTTCTGCACGGTCGGTCCGTTCCATGCCTGCATCGGTCTCGCGGAGACCGCGAAGATGCTCATCCACTCGGGAGGCGTAGAAGACTAATGGCACGCAAGAAGAGAGAGCCCAAGAAAGTCGCGCTAATCGATGCCGACATCCTCCTGTATCAGGCGGCCTGCGCCGTCGAGAAGGAGATCGATTGGGGCAACGATATGTGGACCCTGCACTCGGACGCCCGCGAGGGCAAGATGATGATGGACATCTCCATCGCCGAGATCAAGGAAGCCACGCAGACCAAGGAGTTCATCCTCTGCTTCAGCAGCCCCAATAACTGGCGGTTCCGGGTGCTGGCCGACTACAAGGCCAACCGCATCTCGACCCGGAAGCCGATCTGCTATCACGCGCTGAAGAAGTACGCGGAGGATACCTACGACACCCGCTCCTACGGGACGCTTGAGGCGGACGATGTGATCGGACTGATCGCTACCGCTCCCGGAGACGAGACCGATTACATCATGGTCTCGCAGGACAAGGACTTCAAGTCCATCCCCGGCAAGCACTACAACCCACGCACTCAGGAGTTCTTCACGATCGATCGTCAGTCCGCCGATCGGTTCCACCTGTACCAGACCCTCGTGGGCGACCAGACCGACAACTACAAGGGATGCCCGGGTGTCGGCCCCGTCAAGGCAGAGAATGTCCTGACGACTTGCGCGAACTGGACCGGCGTGGTAGGATGCTTTGAGAAGGCCGGGCTGACCGAGGAAGACGCGCTCGTTCAGGCCCGCGTGGCCCGCATCCTGCGTCATGGAGAATACAACAAGATGACCTGCGAGGTAAAACTATGGACGCCCTGACATTCGCCGTGAAGTTCGATGAAGTCAAGGACTCCGGCAAGCGGCAGGAGTTCAACACCGGTTCCCTGAGGGATACCCGTGACGGCAAGGGCCGCTTCGACCTGATGAGTCCGTTCGTCCTTGAGCGTGATGCCAAGCACCTTGAGAACGGTGCCCGCAAGTACGGCGATCGCAACTGGGAGCGCGGCCAGCCGCTGTCCCGGTACTACGATTCCGCCGTCCGCCACCTGAACAAGTACATGATGGGCTACCGGGACGAGGATCACCTCGCTGCCGCACGCTGGAACATCGCTGCCCTGATGCACACAGAACTGATGATCGCTCGTGGGGTTCTCCCGAAGAGCCTGAACGATCTTCCGGTCTTTGAGGAAACGAACCTGTGGGGAGGGAACGAGGCATGAAAGCCAGCATTCCGTCGCACGAAAGCGGAATCCCGAAGATCGACCGGGATAAGCGCAAACTGGATTACAGCCTAAGGACTTGGCAACAGGTCGCAGATCTGTACAACGCCAAGACAGGTGAGAACATGAGTGCGGATGTGGCCGAAAACACCCATTACAGGGCCCTCCGGAAGTTGCGTATCGCCCTAGAAAAGGCTGAAAATGCGGGACTTCGTGAACTCTTTGAAGCGGAAATGGATTGACGGTCCGGAGATCTTGCCCCCATCTTTGGGTTACTCTATGGAACACTCAACGAATAAACCGCTGCCTCCCATGACGGAGGAACTGGTGGCTGCGCTAGACAAGCGGTTCCCTGACCAATGCCCCGACCCCTCTTGGGGTGAGCGGGAAATCTGGATGCGGGTGGGCCAGCGCAGCGTGGTCAACTTTCTCAAGCATTCACTAGAACGACAGATCGAAAGCAGGTTCAACAATGTGCAAGGCTCCTAAGATTCCGCAGACGAAGGTCGAACCCCCGCCGCCTCCCCCGCCCCCGCCGAACCCGAGTGCGATGAAGGTGCAGTCGGCCCCGAGCGAGGGCGGCAGCGAGGTGGATACGGCCATGGCCCGCCGCCGCGGCAAGTCCATGCTCAAGATCCCGTCGATGTCTGCAACCGGTCTCTCTTACTGAGGTAAGTCATGTACACAGGAACGGCAGCCAGTCTGTACAGTCGGCTGGAGTCCGACCGGGACCCGTTCCTGCGTAGGGCCCGCGACTGCTCTTCTCTGACGATCCCGACCCTGATCCCCCCTCAGGGCCATAGCCACGCCACGATCTTCCCGACCACCTTTCAGGGACTCGGGGCCCGGGGCGTGAACCACCTTGCGGCCTCGCTTCTCATGAGCCTGCTGCCGCCGAACCAGCCGTTCTTCCGGCTGCTTCTGGACGAGGAGGCCGTTCGGGCGATCGGGGAAGCCAGCGAGTACAAGACCGAGATCGATCAAACGCTCAGTTCGATCGAACGTGCGGTCATGCAGCAGATCGAGACGCTGGCCATGCGTGCCGGTCTGTTTGAGGCCCTGAAGCACCTGATCGTTGGCGGGAACACCCTGATGTACCTCACCGATGAGGGACTTCGGGTGTTTCATCTGGATCAGTTCGTGGTCAAGCGCGACCCGATGGGCCGTCTACAGCACATCGTCGTCAAGGAGACCGTCTCCCCCACCGTTCTCCCGGATGAGGCCAAGGCCATCATCATGGGCGAATACGGCGAGGAGCGCATGGCTTCGATGGACGATACCTGTGACCTGTACACCATGGTCTGCCGAGTCAGCGAGGACAAGTTCGACGCTTGGCAGGAGATCAAGGGCATTGAGGTCCCGGGCTCACGGGGGTCCTATAAGGCCGAAAGCCTCCCTTGGTTCGCCCTGCGGATGAACCGGGTGGATGGCGAGAGTTATGGCCGTGGATATGTCGAGGAATACCTCGGCGACCTGAAAAGCCTTGAGTCCCTGATGCAGGCCATCGTTGAGGGTTCTGCCGCAGCCGCCAAGGTACTGTTCTTGGTCAATCCGAACGGTCTGACCGATCCCGAGACCCTTTCCCGCAGCCCAAACGGAGCAATCCGAGAGGGGATGGCTTCCGATGTATCGGTGCTACAGGTTCAAAAGCAAGCGGACTTCTCCATCGCATTGCAAACTATCGGTGCAATCCGCGAACGCCTCAGTTACGCGTTCCTACTGGCGGAGTCTACGATTCGCAATGCTGAGCGTGTTACCGCGGAAGAGGTCCGTCTGACCACGGCTGCCGTCGAACGACAGTTGGGCGGCATCTACTCGATCCTCAGTCAGGAGTTCCAACTTCCGCTCGTGGCCCGCCTGATGGATGTCATGCAGCGCAAGAAGAAGTTGCCGAAGGTCCCGAAGGAGTTCGTCAAGCCCGTGGTCATCACGGGTGTCGATGCCCTTGGCCGCGGTAACGACCTCGCCAAGTTGGATGCGTTCCTCGCAGGGATTCAGCAGACCTTCGGTCCGCAGGCTGTCGGACAGTACATCGATATTTCCGAGTACCTGTCCCGCCGTGCCACCTCTCTCGGTATCGATCCGAAGGGACTCGTGAAGAATCAGGAAGCCCTCGCGGCCGACCAGAATCAGGCCATGCAGATGCAGATGATGGACAAGTTGGGACCCGCGGCCGTCAACCAGTTGGGCAAGGGGCTGGCCTCCGGTGCCTTTGAGATGCCGCAGATGGGGGCACAATCGTCCCCCGCAGGTATGCAGGTACCTCCCGCCGCTGGCGGTATGATGGGACAATAAGGAGGTCCCAAACGAATGGAACAGGTTTCAATCAATCCCGAAGTGACGGGTTCAATGGCCCCGGGGCAGCAGATGCCGGTCGAAGGTCAGCAGCCGCAGGAAGGCCAGCAGGAGCAGCAGACGGATCGACCGGCTTGGCTGCCCGAGGGCTTTGAGAGTCCGGAGCAGTTGGCCGAGGCCTATAAGGC